AGGGGGCTATAAAAGTTTTACCTAAAAAATTTGCAAGAATAGATATTGGTCCTAAATTAGGTATGCCTGTTTCAAAATCTTCTACTGTAAATGTAGGAAGCTTCCCAAATCTTTCTCCTGTAGATTCTGGAGTAAGTCTTTCTTTTTTTAATCTTTCTTGTTCTTGTTGACGAGCAGCTTCAAGTTCATTTATTTTAGCAATTAAAGCAGCGGCTTCGGGTGCTTTATCCTCGGGTATTTGACCTTGTTCATTTTTAAGTTTAGCGTAGGCTTCATTAGCATCATACAATTCTGGCCCTAGGGCTTGTCTATATTCTTCACTGAGACCTCCTCTAGCAGCTACGTCATCATAAGATGCTAATTTAGGAGTATCTCTTATATCTATAGTTTGTTTAGTACCAAACATAGCTTTTGTTTTTTCAGGGTCTGCAAATATACTATCTTCCCCCCCTGTTAATTTAATACCAAAGTTTTTTAAACTATCTCTTCCTTTTTGATTATTAGTTCTTGTGTCTATAAAAGGAGTATCATCGCTATCACTTTTTGGTTGTTCTATTGGAACACAAACTTTTTTAACTGGGTCAAATTTAAATCCCGGAGGACAAGGGTCTATTGCCGGTGCTTCAGGTTCTACAGGAGTTGTAGGTGTTGTAGGTGCAGGGGTTGGTGTTTGCATAATACCTTCACCTGCTTTTGGAAATTGTGTTGCATCAAACTGTGGAAGCATTGGTGCTTCTATTTCTTTTAGTTGTCTAGGAAAACCTTGTTCTTCTGAACCATATTGTATAACTGCATCAGGCCCTACATACTTTTGACCTTGCATTGTCATAATACCATCAGTAGCAGAATTATAAACATTTTGTGTTGTGCTTACATTAGAAGCACTAGCACTAAAAGGAAACATAATTCCTTTTGCTTCTTGTTCTAATTTTTTTTGTAAATCAGATAGTGCTGACATTTACTTAAGCTGCTCCTTGAGGTTCATTATCTGGTGCAGTAAAGCCGCCTTCCCCTGCAACTTGTGGAGTTCCGACTCCGATGTTGCCACCTCCAGACCCTTGTGTGTCTGTAACATTTGCTCCTGCAGGTACTCCGTTAGTAGGTCCCATGCCACCTTGTTGTGGGTTAGGGCCTTGAGTTTGTTGATTTCCATTTACTTCTCCCATAAGTTTCATAAATATTGCTGCTTGTTCTGGGTCATTAACAACTTGGTCAGGGTCTACATCTAACGACTTTGCAATCTCTTTAATAATACTGTGCCATTTTACAAAAGGTGCTAAGAACTGATTTGATGCTACTTGCATAAATGTCATTAATCTTTGTGACCTTACTTCTTTCATCATTAAAGAAGATGTACCTCTTGCTTTAACTCCTAAGTCACCTTGTATTTCTGGAATATCTTTATTGAATTGCATATTCCATTGATAAAAAGATTCACCTAATGGCTTTAATAAATAATCATCTATGTTTTTAATTACTGTTTTAATATTTAAAGCAGCAGCACCCATTAACATAGACATACCTGATGCTGTTCTTGTTGTTGATTGTATACCTGTTTGTCCATGTGAATAAGAAGGTATACCTGTAGACTCATCTGCTAGTTGTCTAAATCTATCAAACATTTGCATATTTTCTGGTGCAGTGTTTGGAAATCTTAAACCATGTATAGCTTGTCCTGTCTGTCCACTTTGTCTTCTAAAAATTTTGCCCGGATAAACTGACATGTCTTGACCGGGTACTAACATAGTTTCATCTACGTCAAATACTAAATTTCCTGCTAGTGCTAAATTATCAATAGCCATTCTTGCATGACCATTCATAATTGTTTGTGCATCATCCATATTCTCTGGAATACCTACACCAAAAAATTGATATGGATTAATTTCATAAGGTGCAATCATAAAAGGTATTCTTGCAGGAGTAAAAGGATTTAATACTAATCTTAGTATATATCCATTACATATCCATGCATTAATTTGCACTTCATCTAATTCTGTTTTTAAATCTGTAGGGATATCGATACCTGCTTCTTCTACAAAGTCTTTATCCATTGTACCCCAATACTCTAGGATTTCATATCTATTCTTACTAAACTCTTCTTGATTTTCTCTATCATATAATGCTGTTTCATAACTTCTTGTTTCATAATTAGAACCTACAGCTAAACAATCTTTGATTGCACTTTCTCTAAAGAAAGGTCTATTCGCTAAATCTCTTAATTGTGTTCTATTATATACGTGTCGTTGTATAACATAGTCTGCATCATCAATAGTAACAGCATCTGGGTCAGGATAAAAATCCCAACAACTAACTGCTTCTACTCTTGGAACTAATTTATTAATAGGTTTATATTCTCTTTCTCCTTCTTCATTTAGTTCCCATTTATGTTCTGCTTGTTCATAGTTAAAAGGACCTTTAAGAATACCTGTACCTAATAAACACATTTCAAATAAAACATGTCTCATTACAGATATTGCATGGGACTCTTCTAACTGGTCATGGATTAAAGTTTCCATGTTTTTAGCTGCCTCATTTGCAGGTTCTATTTGAGGCATAGTTTTTAAATCAGGTGCAGCACCTTCTTCAAAACCTGCTTTTTCGTATTTACTTTTTAAACCATTTAGTATTTCATCTGCAGTAGCACCCGGAGATATTTCTCTACCATCACCTTCAAAACCATAGATGTCTTCCATACGAGCATCTTGTTGTTTTAAATTATCGGGTTTTATGTGTGCATACTTAGCTACACCTAAAGGGTCTGAAGTAGGTTGTATTCCAATAGGAAACTTACCTTGTGAAAATAACACTTCGATAAGTTGTCCATAAGAAGCTAATACTTTAGTTTTTGTTACCTTAACAAATACTTTAGACTTCTCTGAATCACGAAAAGCCATATCAGAACCATAGATTCCTCTATAGTTTCTGTAAGACCTTAACCATCTTTTTTCATCATATAGACGTGCCTGTTCTGCTTCTTTTAATCTAGATTCAATTATATAACCTAGATTACTATAAGAATCATCTTTAGCATCATCTAATGATTTTACTTCATCAGTTTCAGATAAGCCACTACTGCCTATATTACTATGTGGCATTTATATTCCTTAGTAGTCTCTTTCGTCTGCCATTGAGAATACTTTTCCGTCTACCATGCTTTTCTTTTCTTTTGGGAAATCTTTATTAACTCCACCTTCAGCATAATCAGCAGGAAAAGCTGAAGCACCTTTTACAACATTAGTTTTGGAATCGCCTTGCTTTGAAGCTTCGTTTCCATACATGTTTTCAGGTAGTTCACCTTGTACATATTTTTTCATGATTGCCATTTTATTTTTCTCCTTTTAGTTGTTTTTGTATGTAAGGTAACAACCAAGGGTTATCTACACATACAGTAGTTAGTCCATTCGCAAGAGTATTGCAAATTTTTTCTTCTTCTTTATCATCTAATTCTATTCCCCATTGAAATACTATTGCATGAAATATTTCATGTATTAAAGTATTAGCATGAGATATATTATCTTCTGTTGATGATAAAGCTATCATTCCATCGGATGCAAGAAACTGTCCATTTATTTCATTACATTTAGATACAATGGAATCTAAACTTTTTATTTTATAATTTTTATATCCTATCTTAATATCTTTCATTTTAATTTAAATTCAAAACCTACAACTATTCCAACATTACCTTCTACTTCATATGCAGGTGCTATAAAAAAATTATCTTTTTTAATTCTTAACATTGGTGCAATATTACTTCCTGTATATCCAGTAACTAAACCATATTCTATTTCTAAATTATTATAGTTATATATTTTTCCTATATAAGAACTTGCGTTATATTCACTATTATAATATGCTCCTAGTATAGTATTATCTAGTGTACATCGTGCATGAGGATGTATAGAATTATATTCATTATCTAATCCAACATGCATTGAAACTGCTAGTAATAAACTAAGACAGCTCAATATCCAAAAACTTTATCTGCCGGTGCTGCACGTTTAGGTTCATTTGTTTTATCTATAAAATCTTGTTTAATAGGATGTATTGGTCTACTCATACAACCATATCTAAGTGCATCATAAGCATGGTCTTCTGCATGTGTATCTACATCTTCAGGATTATTTTTATCTGTAGGTAACATAGGTAATGTTCTAACTAAATTAGTACAGTTATCTAAAATAAATAAAGAAGGATATCCTGTTTCTTCATCAGGTCTTAATCTTTTATGTAATTCTAATTTACCTGCTACTCTACTTCTAGGACTTCTATCAGATGGTCTCCATCTACAACCTTCTAATATCATTGTCTCTGCAATACTTGGTCCTATGTCACCTCGTCTTGCCCAAGTAGAACTATCTAGTACACCATATCGAATATACTCACCTTGTTCTGCTTCTAAAACTTTTCTAGCAAATAAATCTGCTGTAATTTTTTTTGTATATAATTCTCTGTAAACAAATAAATTATTATCAAAGTCTACAGCTATCCATAAACAACAAGCAGGTGAACTATATCCCCAGTCACATGCTCTAAATCTCATCCAGTTTCTAGGAATATCAAAAGGTTTAATAACATGAATATCTTTACTAAACTCTGGAAAAGATGAATCTTCAAATGCTTCCCAATTACCTTCTAAGAATTGTTTTCTTTGTACTTCAGGTAACGAAGCTAACATAGCATAATAATCATCAGTCTGCATTAGATAAGGATTATCTTCTAGTTTAGCAGGAATAAATCTTCTAGATATTTTTTTAATACCTGTTGGTGTTTTAATATTTATATCAAACTTTGTATTAGGTACTGCAGGGTCAACAAACATATTCTTAACCCACATTGAACCTACGTTTCCCGGATTGCCTGTTGCTCTCATATAGACAGGAATATCTGGGTCTACACTTCTCAAAGAAGACCGAAGAAAATTATATATATCTTCGGTAGGATATTGCGGTAGTTCATCTATTCCAATCCAAGTATATGATTGTCCTTGGTAACGTAAAGCATCAGTTAAATTTTCCGCATATCCAAACTCTATTCTAGCACCTGAAGGAAACTTCCATTCTTTTTCTTGTTCTCTCCATTTAGCACCGGGATAAGCTTTTGAATATAACTGTTGTGAGTGATTAATTAAATCTCTCAACTCAGGCATTGTCCGTCTAATTAATAATGCTCTGTGTTTTTGTTTATGACAATAACGAAGTGGGTCAACCAACATAGCGTATGATTTACCGCCACCTCTTGCTCCACCATAAAATACTTCTCGTTCTGGTGCTGCTAAAAATTCTGTTTGAGGACCTTCATTAGGTTCAAAGATAATATCTCTATCTTTAATAGCTTCTCTAATATTAGGAGTTGTTTCTTCAATCTTATCTTTTTCAATAAGTTGTTCTTCACCCTTTAATACTTTATCTAATTTTTTTAACTTGCTTTTTGTAGACCAATAATTAGCTTGTGCTTTTTCTAGGTCTTGTTTTTTTTCACGTAATAAATCTTGAGCAGACTTACGTGCTTTTTTTTCTTTTATAGTTAAAGGAGTATTTAAATTTTTTACTCTTCTTCTACCAGATTTTTTTGGTTTTGGTTCTTCTACCAACCTTTATGTATGACCCTTTTTAGCACTTCTCTTAATCCCATACCTGTCAGCTTTCTACCTGTATGATGTGATAACCATTCTGCAGTTTCTCTGTATGAACAATCATTGTCTATAAACTTTTTTGCTTTTTTAATTAACTCCATATGTTCTTCGTTTTGTATTAAAAAGTCAGGGTCTTCTTCTGATACTTCATAACCATAAGGAATTACTCTAGCATTTTTTCTTCTTGCTATTTTAATTTTTTCAGTCATTACTGAAACTTTTGTCTAATTCTTTGCTCCGCTAATTCTTTTTCTGTAAACATTTCTCCACTACCCATTTCTGTTGCACTAAGTGGTAATGTCAACATTGATAATATTGGAGTTAATTTTAATGTTGTAGCTATTGTTTTCAAAAAAGAAGGTGACTTAGTTACCATTACTGATGAACCACCTATACCTAATTTTTTTGGAGTATCTACTACAGTATATTCTTTTCCTAATGTTTGTTTAACAAATGTATTTAATTCTGTTTGACTAAAAGGTTTTTGAAAAGTATTAGTTCCACCTTTTTTCATAAGAAATCCATCTTTGTAAGGAACTCTTGTTTTACCTTCTGTAGAATCTCTAGCAGTAATAAAAGCTACGCCATCATCTGATAACATATTTCCAATATTATTAACAACATTTTTTCTTTCTTGTATATCATCTATAACATTTAATACCATATGATTAACTACAGCTTTTTGTGATTTAAGTCCTTCACCTTTTGCTAAGGTATTAACATTTATATAATCTGGATATCTACCTTTTGATTTTATAATTCTTTGTTCATCTACATAAGGTTCAAAAGATTTTGCATTTTTAGATAACTCTTTTGTACCTGTACCTAATCCAGAACTATAATCTAAAACTTTATCTTTTATATTTAACTTATTTAATATACCACCATACTTTTTATAAGTATTTTTAGTAGTAGATATTTGTGTTTTACTAGCGTCTATTTTAATTTCTTCAGTCATTGTTTTTTGGTGGTAATATAAATACTCCGTGTTGAACTTTAGCAGTAATATCTAATTTTTCTTTTTTGGATAAACCAACTCTATCTAATATTTGTTTGGCTGCTTCCATTCTAATATTAGCACCGGGTAAACTTCCGTCTTCATCTAAAGCATTAATCATACCCATACTTGCTCTAGGTGCAAAAGCAGCTAACTGTTCTTCTGCTCTTGTAATAATTTCATCTTTTAATGCTCTTAGTGGTTGTAAGTAATCTGCATAACCTGCTATGTCTCCGGCTGCTTTAGGATTACCTCTTGCTTCACCAAACAAAGCTGTTAGAAATGTTTCTTGCTTTTCTGTTAAAGCTAATTCTTTTTTATTTTCAGGAACTAACATTGCGGACCTTTTGTAAATGTCTTTCTGTTTTTTCTTTTAGCCATTCAGGAGATTTTCTAATACCTGCTTTTTCTTCTGCTTGTCTTTCTTTCATTCCCTGTCTAGCTGTGTTAATCATTTGGTCACGTTGTTTATGTTCACCACGTTCTATAAAGGCAAGTCTGGGTGCAGTTATCACCATCTCTACATTTTTATTTCGTAGTGGCTTTGTCCTATCTTCATACGATAGATACTCATCCCAGACTTTACCAGTCTTCTTATTTTTATAAGAATATGTTGGCACTATTTTATTTTAATCGCCCTTGGTTTTTTTTCTTCTGGTAGTTCTTGTTTCAATGTAATTGTAAGAATACCATTTTCCATTGTTGCATCTGTAGGTTCTGTGTATTCTGCTAGTGAAAAAGTTTTAGAAAACTTTTTAGTAGAAATACCTTTGTACAGATAATCTTCATTGTTTGATTCTATTTCACCATCAACAGTCATTTTGTTTTCTTTAACATTTATGTTAATATCTTTTTTAGAAAACCCTGCTAATGCAAAATCTATTTTCCACTCCCCATCATTTATTTTTTTAATGTTGTAGTGTGGATATCCTTTGACATCAGTATTACTTACAATATCTAATGTATCAAAGAATCTATCAAACCCTACTGTATAGGGCATGTATTTATCTAGTGTAAAAGTCATGTATACCTCCTTGCTTTAAGCTAGATATCAACGACCCCGAAGGCATCGTCAAACTTTTTAATCTTTTTTAAACTTTATTTGTGTTACTGTTTCTTCGCCTTTGTTGGCTTTAAAAACATTGCCAGATAGTTTAACCTCTGGCTCCTTTAACAACTCGTTGACTTTTTGGAGGAGACTTCTTCGAACCCCCTTTACCTGACCATAAAACTTTGTTTGCCCAGTACGCAGCACTTGTTGGACCTTTTGCGATATTTTTTCCATGCCTTGCTTTAAAAGACTTCCTAGCTTCTGGGGAATAGTTGTGACCCATAGAAGCATCACCGAACCGAATAAGCCTTGGTCTGCCGTTTTCGAGTATACCGACCTTACCTTTCTTACCACCTTCAGTGGTCCTGATTGCAGAATTAAATCTTTTAAGTCCATGTTTTTTAAGAAAGTTTTTTCTTTTTTCCGTTTCGCTTAGTGCCATTTTTTTTAGGTTTTAATTTTCCTACAGCAACCATGATTACTGTTTTTGATTTTGGTTTTTTTGTTTTACTTCCGTATGCCATTAGGCTTTACCTTTCATAGCTTTTTGAATAGCCATACCTCTGGTTTTTTCATAAGATGATAGTTTACCATCATTATTTAAGTCTGCCTTTTTCATATCAAAGTTCATAGTCCGATTGTTTCGGTTATCGGTCTTACCATTCATTTTCATTTTATTATTGTTCATGTTACTATCCAATATATTGCAGCTACAGCTACAATACCAATACCAATCTTACCTTTCTTATTAAGATTGTTCCATTTATTCCATACTTTATTAATCATTATGATACCCTCCTGTATGCTCTAGTCTTCTTTGCAATGCCCTTCGGTTGCTTCACAAACTGTTTGCCCTTTCTTGTTCCTTCTCTTTTTGCTTTTGTCGTGGCCGCATATTCTGCAGATGTCAGGCTCTTGATTGCTTTTTCTGGTAGATACCTCTCTCCCGTCTTGGAAGAAGGCTTTCCAGACTTTGTTCGCCACTTCTGTTTTGTCCATGATTTAAGACTTCTTTGAGATTTTGCTAGTGCCATGTTTTTTCTTTAATTGTATTTTTGCTCTTTTTGCGATTGCTGCCTGTTGTGGTTTACCCCCGAACTTACTTCGTTGTTCCATAACAGTAAGAATCTGAACTTTCCTAGCATACGGCTTATTAATCTTGCGAACTTTACGAACAGTATTCTTTGCATCCGCAGTTGTCGCATATTTAATTCTGACTGTATCTCTAGGATTCTCATCTGTATATAATCTTCTACCTGAACCTTTTGGTTTTTTTCCTGTTCCTACTCTAGGGTCTGCCATTATTTTCCTTGTCTATTATATTTTTTATAATCTCTACGTTTATGTTTATTCATTGATGACATTTTAACTTTACCATTTCCTATACTAGTTCTTTTAGGAATATGTATTATACCTTGTTTTTCTTTAGGTTGTTTTGCCATTTAATGTAAAATATTTTTTTTGATATGCATTTAGTTCTTGTATTGTATTTACTTCTGTATCATATTCACAAAGTTTTTTATATAATGTTTTATCACTTAACCAACTTCTACCATTCCAAAATTCAAAACCATCAAACCTAGATTTATATATATTTGATTTTTCATACCCATAAGCTAAATAATACTTTTTGCATTTATTTTTTATAGACCAGTCTATTTCATATAGTGTTGCATATGTACCCATACCTAGTTTTGGGTTTTCATAATCCCAAGCAAACTGTCCTGTCAATACATGATTACTATCAAATACTTTAATTTCTGTAAATGCTATCGGCCTATTTTTAAAATAGTAGATAAAATATTTCCAATCAATGTTGTCTTCTTTTTTAAAGAACTCGCTTTCTTCTTCAAAGTTCTCTTCATGAAACTTCTTATGCTTAATATATTTCTTATAAATACTGGAAATAGTAGTGAAAAGTGCATCATCTAATTTATTATATACCTCAACTGTAATATCTTTCTTTCTTAATATCTTTCTTTGTTTTTTACTAAATGTAAATTTTTTTAAAAGTAATCTTGTGTTCCTAGCATTAATCCAAGTTAGTTTATCTAGGTCTGTGTAATACCATGATAAAGGAATCCATCCTTGTTCAAAAGCTTGACAATATTCTTTTTCTTCAAAGTTAGCTAAAGCTAGAGAATAGATTAAATCGTGGTTAGTTAGTTTGCCAGTAATATGGTCAAAGAATAATTTCACTAAGGGCGTTCAAACTGAGTCATATATGAATCATCAGTTACAATGTCTTCCTCTCTAGTATTCTCTACTGTATAAAAGTTTTGGTCTATCTTGTATCCCGGATTTTCTGTTAGTCTTTTTTCCATAAATGCATCATCATACCAAATAGTTCTATTGTTGGGATAGGCAAAAAAGTTACCATCATCCATTCTAAACATGTGAGCACATTTATGTTCTGGGTCTTCACTAAAGTTTGTATCTAACATGGCTGCTTTGTTTTCCCATGCCCAGTCTATTGTAAACATGTAGGTCCCTTTTCTTTTAACACCTTTATAATCTACAAGTTCTGCTCTCATATTAGCTAATCTATTTCTTCTATTAACATCTACATAGGGTGAAAAGCAATCCCAGTATTGATGTATATTTAAATCATGTTTGGGTGCATCTTTTTTCCAACAAAATGCATGGATAGGTCTGCGTGTCCAGTTTACACCATTAGGTAATAAACATTCAAACAGCAATGCTCTTCTTTCTATGCTGTTTACTGTATGTATATCTGCAAAAGTGTACTCACCATGACCTTTTTCATGGTCATATAGGTACTCATTTCTAATATATGCACTAAATGATGGTAAGTTATGGTTTAAATATGCCAATTATTTCTTTTTTTTAGCTTTACTAGGTAATAATCCTTTGTTTACTGCTCTTGCTCGTTCAGAAAAGCCTAGTTTCTTTCCTTGTTTAATCTTTTTTTTAATAGTTTCTACTTTTGCTACCACTATACTTGTCTCTCCAGTAGTTTTTTCTATGAAGTTGTCTGACTTGATACTCTAATTTAGATATACCTAAAATTTTTTTAATAAAAGCTACCACTATTTGTACCCGCCACCTGCTTTTTTATAAGATGACGCTAATAGTTGGGCCTTTCTCGCACTCCATTGGCCCGGTCTTCCACCTTTTGACCCTGCTTTGATGCGATTAAACATAGCCTTACGCATGGTAGGCTTTGTATAGTTCCCTGCTTTGTTTACTGTTGACTTTTTTTTCATAATTTTGTTTATTTTTATAGGCTATTCATCGTGATGCCCTGTAATGTGTATGTCTGTGAGTGTGGCCTATTGAATATTACAGCCTATACCTACTATTATACCGGCTTACAAGGATGTGTCAAGTGTTTTTTATTATTTTTTTTATTTTTTTATTTTTTACTTGACAAATCCTTGTAGACTGGTACAATATATATTGTAGGGGCCGGGGGTCCTTACATATAGAATCCATAAAAGGTATGTTTTACACTATGTGCTATATGTGGAAGATGTACTTTCAAACCTTATCCCTATTTTTTAGCTTGTCTACGTATATATATACACCACGCACCCCCCCTGCCACATGCATACCCCTATATATGGTATTGCATTTCTGCAACATACTACATCTAGTACCACAATATATAGTGTAATAAATTATTACGCATACTATATATAGAATAATAAAATATTACTTTCATCATTTTAAAATATAGCCATAGACTAGTAACAAATAACTCCTACACTTTCAAAAAGATATGCCCCCCTTGTACGTTTACCCTTTCCTAACATATTTACCCATGTATTAAAAGTTTAGCCTTGGCTAAGTTTATAGCTATAATGTTAGCCTAGTATTAAAAGTTTAGCCTTGGCTAAGTTTCATATGTTCGCATAGTGTCCCCTTATTTTTGAGGGTGGTGGAAAATAATTTAAAATAGTTTGGAATAAAATTTAATAAGCTTCGTTAATATAAGTATGAATAATATAACAATAATAAACTCAATCATTAATGCAATCTTACATAATCATAAATTGGCTATGGCTATTAATGATACTAACAAAGTAAATATGTATCTTGAATTATTAAATCAAGCTTTAATTATTAAAGGGGGTATTGTGGATAACTAAGTATTATTAAAGTATATCAACATTATAGGTGTGACACTTTGGCATAAAATAATTGTTGTATCTGAAAATAGCATCATTATATTAATTATTAATGATTAAAAGAAAAGAGGTAATAATGATTAATCCTACATTAAGTAAGATAATAAAAGAACTTGAGGAGATGCAAGAACAGACTGATAAATTTATAAAAGATAGTGATGAAGCTACAAAGGTCTGGCAAATGTTCTCTAATCTAGTATATAAACTTGAGGATATACATGACGAACAGGAGGGCAATTATCCGGGTTAATAGATATATAGTTAAGCCCTTTCAATAGGGCTTGGCTCTATACCTAAAGTATAGAAGAATAGGATATAATATGAATACTATAATAATAAAAGACGATAAGGACCTTTTAAAAGTAAAAAAGGGTGACAAGGTAATTGACCAAAGACCAAACAAAGAAGTAGATTTAGAAGTGTCTAGACATTGGTACGAATACAACGAAGAACTTGTCCAAGCTGAAAAGGACAACAACGCTTAAATAATAAATCTAAACAATAGCCCTTTAATTAGGGTTATTGCTTAGGGTTATAACCTAAGAGAAAAGGACTAAAAAATGCCAATACTTAACAAAAAAGAAAAGAAGCTAATTGAAAAAAAATGGGAAAATGATGTTGAATTATCACTTGAAGAGATTAGCGATTTACAGGAAACACTAGACAAGGAGCAAGGATTCGGACAACCAAGATATCAAGAAGTTATAGATGATGATAACAATGTAACTTGGGAATATATCGACTAAATAAGTTAATTTAAAAGGGGGGCAATATGTCCCCTTTTTAACTTGATTTATCAAGTAGAAAGGGTTATAATATAATTATGACAACAATTAATAACGAACTACAAGTAACTATTAAGAACCATTACGGCAAGGATTTTATCTATCCTTACTGTGAAAAAGCTGAAGTATTCGCAATACTTACAGGAAAAAGAACGCTAACAGATAAAGATATTCATTGGATTAAAACATTAGGATATACTTTTAAAGTTATAGAAAGGACCTTATAACATGGCTAAAATTAGAAGTAAACATAGTGATTTATTAAATTATTTTATATATGATGATAAAGACCTATCAAAAGAATATGTAAGAAAATCTAAGAAGTTTTTAAACAGTATTAAAAACAACAAAGTAATTATTGACATATTCAAAGAAGTAAATAATATATCAGATACAAGAAAGGATAATTAACAATGCAACAATTACCATTTATTAAATCAAAGAATATATTAAATAGAGACAACAACGCCAAGACAGTCAAGGGACAAAAAGACGGATACATGACTGCCATTTTATATCTTGCGAGTGGTTCACAATCTGGTTTTAATGTTTGTCCTATGGCAAGTAAAGGATGTTTAAAAGCGTGTTTATATACTGCCGGACATGGTGCATTTAACAACGTACAACAAGGCAGAATCAATAAAACAAGGTGGTATATTCAAGAGCGTCAATCTTTTATGGACCAATTAAAAAAAGAAATAACTAATCATGTTAACAACGCCAAGAAAAAAGGATTTATTCCTTGTATTCGTTTAAATGGTACAAGTGATATAGCATTTGAGAATACGGGGATATTTGAAGCGTTCCCAAACGTACAATTTTACGACTACACCAAGATATATAAAAGGGCTTTGAAATTTGTTAATGGTGAATATCCTAGCAATTACCATATAACATATTCATTAAACGAGGACAATTACAAAGAAGCGTTTGATATCTTGTTAAAGGGTGGCAACATATCAGCCGTATTCAGAAATGAATTACCCCAAACTTACAAGGGCTATAAAGTTATTGACGCTGATAAAACGGACCTACGATTTACAGACGATAACAACGTAATAGCCGGATTAAAAGCCAAGGGACAAGCCAAAAAAGATTATAGCGGTTTTGTACTTGACTAAATAAAAATAATATGTTATCATTAAATAATAGAAAGGACAAACAATGACACCATATGAAGCAACGGGAATATGCGAGGGGTTTATCGAATGCGATGATGAATCAAAAATAATAGAAGCGTGGCAATATCTAATAGATACGGGAATGGCGTGGACATTACAAGGAAGTTTTGGTCGCATGGCTAGAGATTTAATTAAACAAGGAATATGTACAGAATAGAAAGGACAAACAATGAAACTTAAAGACATACTAGAAATACAATCAACAATTGACAAAAGGGCAACGCCTTACGACATATTGGAAAGTGGATTTACTCACTATTCAAAAAGTAAAGATGAGTATATAGATTTATTAGATTTACATATAACACATTTTATACGAATCTTTTTAAAACAAGTAGAAGAGAATAATGATAAAATGACATATGATAGGTCTTATAATTCAAGACTAGATAAAATGCGTATGACTACACAAGATTTATTAAATGACATACAGTATTTAAGGCATGATTCAGATGAATAGAAATATAAAAGAATATTTAATTTTACTTGCGTTTCTATCTATACCTACAATTTATACAATATTAATAATATTATATTGGAAGTATGATTGGTAGAAAACACAGTAGAATCAAGGGTTTATTTACACTTGACAAACTTTAAAAAAAAAGATATAATATAAATATGAAAACAATAAATGAAGAACTAAAAAAACCTAAAGAAGAAAAGAACACCGATAGATTAATTAGACTATACGAATTTTATTTAAATTTAGGATATTCAAAAGATGATTCTATCGAAAAAGCATACGAGGAAAATTATAACATAGAAAGGAACGAATAAAATGGAAGTGAACGAAGACGGATATACACCAAAACAAATGGCTAAAAATATAATTTTAAAAAGCCTAGAGGGTGCGTTGAATCCATATCCAATTTATAATAGTGATGAAATAAACTATGCACCTTATACATTTAGAGATAAGACTATAAAAGAATTAGAAAAGATAGTCAATAAATTAGTCAAATCTTTAGATACTCCGTATAAAAGTAAAGAGTTTATGGACATATCACACTATTACGATATGAGAGTTAAACCACCATTTATGGATTGACAAATATTTTATATATGATATAATAGAAGTATAGAAAGGACTAACAATGAAATATAAATACATAGAAGCTAGTGGATATTTTGATGACCAAACCAACAATGTATTTGATGTTAAGATAGCCACAGAGGGTTGGGACGGAAAGTGTGATTCCGATGATGAAAAAATTTTTTATTATCTTGACAATGACGAAACAATAAAAGAAGGCGATACTATATCTGACGGATTTACAATAACAAAAATATATAGAAAGGACTAACAATGAATAAAAAACAAGAACAATTAATAGATACTTTA